GTCATTAGTCCAATTATTCAATGTAAAACACCAGTGAATTGAAGGAGAAATTTGTTTAGTAGAGGGGGTTTTAGTATTACCCCCCTCTGGAACTAGTGGAACTACCATGATAATATAATAGGAGACAATTCTTTAAGTAGTTTTCAAAAATACAATATAAAGACAATACATGTAAATATATCATAAAAAAATGGCTTATGGTTTCTACCTCAAAAAGAACCGCAGGAAATTCCGCAAGGTTGCCGTTCAGTCTAGCACGCCAATCAAGTCTGTTTATAAATATGGTAATCCAAAAGCAATCATCAAGCGTCCGCCGGCGACTACTTTTGCTAAAAAAGTTAATCAAATTATTAGTCGAAATGTTGAGAACAAAAGAACGGTAACATATGCATCATATTTGCCCGTTTGCACCATGAATGCCGGCTCATCAGTTAAACAATGGTATTTACAAAAAGATTGGAATACTAAACTTTTTACATTAGCGCAAGGTGTAACTCAAGCAACTCGAACAGGTAATCAAATTAAATTAAAAAGGTGGGTTATTAAAGGACAAATAACACCTAAAGATACTAATGCACCAGATCCGGGCATAAATAGTTTAACAAATACTTATACAGGCTATGTAGATTTATTTTTCGGTCGAAAAATGGACAATAATGAACTTAATCCTTCATTATTAGAATTATTACAGGATGGAGCTACATCTGTATCACCTGCAGGAATTCAAGCCCAGATTTTTCAAAATATTAATAGAGATAGTTATAAAATATATTATCATAGACGTTTTAAGGTAGGTATGGCCAATTCATTTGGGGCAGTTGTTGCACCAAACAATGATTTTAATTTAGTTAAAAGTTTTGGTTTTGATGTAACTAAATATATTCTTAAAAATGCAGTCATTAAATATAATGATGCGGATAACGATCCTAATAACTTTATGACTAGAAAATTAGCACTATTTGCATATTTTACGCCATGTATCGGTGATATGCCAACAACTAATACATCACTTACAGCCAATTTACAAACATATTATAACGTTTCAATTAATTCATACGCAGAATATGAAGACGCATAAAATACACATTATTATATCATAAATATATACGATATAATAGAGCATAAACGTAGCGGAAATTAGCGGAAGCTTACTTAACCCCGCGCGATGCCAAGGGCGGATGCCGAACGTAGTGAGTGTATCCTGACCCGCGGCTTTGGAGTGAGGGCATACTTGCCCGAAGCACATAGGTAAAGCTGTCAATCGTCGTCACTATCATTATCATCATCTCCTAGGTTAACAATATGCCACCTATCAGCGCTTAATTTTGTCATGTCATCAGGTTTAAAATTAGCAAAACAAACCAAATGAGGCGCGTTAAAGATTTTAACACCCGTCTCATATTTGGTATTACAAACCATACCATTCTTAATGCTTTCTAAAGCAGAATAAGAAACATGGCCCTCATTAGCTCTAGGAATGTCAAACAATACACAATTACATGTATCCATATCCTGATTAAAAACTAAATTCATAATATCGCTCATTTTGCCACCACTACAAAATAAAGCTTTATGCTTAACAACGCAATACTTAATAAATGCGCTTTTGCCTATATTGCCTTTTTTGTCATAATACCAATGGACAGTGCGATCATCTGGCTCGGTTAAAATCATGGTTTCTATGTTTTTTTGCCATGGATATAAATTAGTAATAATTTTGATAGGTCTAGGCATGCCATAAGAATAAACTATATCGCCTTGTTTAGAACAATAGGCTATATTTTGCTCCTTTGTGCCTTTACATTTTTCCCAATGAATGCGCTCGTTTGAAAAAACACTCATAGGCCTAGACTTAGATTTAAATTCTATATAGCCTTGTAAATGAGGCGTTTCGTTTTCACCTTTTTCATTACCTATAATGCATGACTTGCATTTACTTGGAACTATGGAACTAATGGATTGTAATTCGTCATTAGTCCAATTATTCAATGTAAAACACCAGTGAATTGAAGGAGAAATTTGTTTAGTAGAGGGGGTTTTAGTATTACCCCCCTCTGGAACTAGTGGAACTACCATGATAATATAATAG